TAGAAAGTTCGTATCATCTAAATTTTTTATTACCCGATCAACCTAATTCTTCTACAAGAAAATACAAAAAATATTTATTGGATAAAATAGAAAAATTAGGGATTCGACAACACTTACCAAAAGGAGAAATAAAATAATGGCTAATCGTAGTGATTTTTTTAATGCTAAACTTCCGCGCAGATTTAAGCGCATGCTTGCGATGGAAGAAGCAAATGGTTGGATTAAAACTAATAAAGAGCGCAATGATGTAAAAACATTGTTCATTGCTGCACATGCAAATCATGTAGCATATAAGATGAAGCGTCAATCTATGGATAGCGGTTCTTCTGGAGAAGAATAATGCACTCACTAACAGAACTTCGAGATTTCTTTAAATTAAATGAGATAGAAGTCAAAGAGTTTAATGGGTGGGAATTGAAAGTTGGTAAAGATATTTGGACTCTTTCAAACGACAAGTTTCTCTTAAACGGTAAACATCAAAATTTGAAAGAGAAAGGTTTTATCGCAAATTACAAAAAGGTGTACAATGTCAGAAATCAAAGTAGTCAAACTCGTAAGTGGCGAGGAATTAGTTGTAGAGATCGTATCAGAAAGTGAAACAGCTGTTGAATTTAAAAATCCTTTAGCAGCAGTTCTTCAACGTACAAAGACTGGCGAGGGTGCTCTCGGTTTCATGCCATGGATGCATTCGGCTAATGGACCTTTTACTGTAAACAAGAATAATGTTGTTTGCGTTGCAGAAGTTGCCGAGGAAGTCAAAAGCGGGTATAATCAGATCTTCGGAGCAGGAATTGTTGTTCCGCCAAAAGATTTAATCTTGGGGTGATATGTCTGATTTCTACACCAATATCTGCGTCTCGGGAAAGTATATACTCTTCCGAGGCGTAGAGAACGACAAGCGCATTCGACGGAAGATCGAATATCGTCCCACATTTTTTCTTCCAAGTCAAGAGCAAACTGAATTTACCACACTTGCTGGTGAGTTCGTTAAACCAATTCAGCCAGGAACTATTCCTGATTGTCGTGAATTTTTAGAGAGGTACGAGAGTGTCGACAATTTTCCTATTTTTGGTAATAATCGGTATGAGTATGCTTTTATTGCCGATAATTTTGGTGATGATATATTGTGGGATATTAATAAAGTGTGCGTTGCCTATCTTGATATCGAAGTCGGATCCGAGAATGGATTCCCTGAACCAAGAGATGCTAACGAAGAAATCACAGCCATCACCATCAAACTCAAGGGTAATTATTTTGTGTTTGGTGTCAGCGATTATAGCAAGCATCGTGACGACGTGCACTATGCAAAGTGCCGCGACGAATACGATCTTGTACGAAGATTTATCGACTTCTGGACAAGATTCCACCCTGACGTTGTAAGTGGTTGGAACATTGAGCAGTTCGACTTTCCTTATCTTGTAAACCGAATTATCAAATTATTCGGCGAGGATGAAGCCAAGAAACTTTCTCCTTGGAATAAAATCAGAGCCCATGAAGTTTTTATCATGAATCGTAAGACGCAAGTCTACGAAATCATGGGCGTATCTATTCTCGACTATCTTCAACTATATCGCAAGTTTACCTACTCTCAGCAAGAGTCTTATCGTCTTGATAACATTGCTCACGTTGAACTTGGCGAGAAAAAAATTGATTACTCAGAGTTCGAAACTCTGCACCAACTTTATAAGTACGATTATCAAAAATTTATCGAGTATAACATCAAGGACGTAGAACTTGTTGAAAAACTCGAAGACAAGATGAAGTTGATTGAGTTGGCTCTCACTCTTGCGTACGATAATAAAGTAAACTATGATGACGTCTTCACGCAGGTGCGCATGTGGGATGCGATTGTATACAATCATCTATTGAAGAAAAAGATTGTCATCCCACAAATGAAGAAGGGTGATAAGCGTGGAGCCTATGAGGGCGCTTATGTAAAAGAGCCGATTCTGGGAATGCATGAGTGGGTCGCATCATTTGACTTGAACTCTCTGTATCCGCACTTGATCATGCAGTATAATATTTCGATGGAAACGTTGATTGAACCAACAAAACATACAATCGAAATGCGGAATCTTGTTCGAGAAGGTAGCGTTGGTGTTGAGTCTTTACTAAATCAAAAAATTCGTACTGACTTCTTAAGGAATGTAGATGCAACTCTCACTCCAAATTGTCAATTCTTTAAGAGAAACAAACAGGGTGTGATGCCAGAAATCATGGATACCATGTATAAAGACCGCACACGCTATAAAAAGTTGGCGCTAGAAGCCAAAAAGAAAATCGAAACAGTTCTTGAAGATAAGAATCAAGTTGAGTATCTCGAGAAACAAGTTGCGCGATATAACAATCTTCAGTTGGCTAAGAAAGTTACATTGAATTCAGCCTACGGTGCGCTGGGCAATCAATACTTTCGTTTCTTTGATACTCGTATCGCCGAAGGCATTACTACAGCAGGTCAGTTGTCTATTCGTTGGATTGAAAAGAAGATCAACGAATACATGAATAAGATCTTAAAAACAACTGGTGGTGATTATGTAATTGCATCAGATACAGATTCAATTTATCTCAACATGGGACCAATAGTAAACAAACTCTATCCAAACGTAACTGACCCGAAGAAAGTTATTAAGTTTATGAATACGGTTTGTGAAGAAAAACTGCAACCATATATTGATGCTTCGTATGATGAATTGAAAGAATATTTAAATGCATATCAGCAACGTATGGAGATGAAACGCGAGTCTCTCGCTGATAAAGCAATTTGGACTGCAAAGAAACGATATATTTTGCATGTGTATGATAGTGAAGGTGTGGCATGTGCCAAACCCAAATTGAAGATCATGGGTCTTGAGGCTGTCAAATCATCAACTCCTTCTGCTTGTCGCACAAAAATTAAAGAAGCCATTAATATAATTATGACACAAACTGAGGAAGACCTCCATAAGTTTATTGAAGATTTTCGCGATCAATTTAGAAAGTTACCCGTAGAAGATATATCATTCCCCAGAAGTGTAAATGGATTGGGCGAGTACTCAGACGCAGCAAATATCTTTAAGAAGGGCACACCGATTCACGTAAAGGGGGCGCTCGTATACAATCACTTCTTGCGGGAATTAAAATTGACGAAACGCTATCAGGTAATTCAAGAAGGCGAGAAGATTAAATTTATCTATTTGAAACAACCAAATATATTTAACAATAACACTTTGGCATTTCTATCAGGTATCCCAAAACAACTTGGTGCAGAAAAATACATAGACTATGACCTTCAGTTTGAGAAATCATTTCTTGAGCCATTAGATATTATTCTCTCAGCAATTGATTGGAAAACTGAAAAGGTAAATTCAATTGAGGACTTTTTTGCGTGATAAGTGTCATAGTACCAACAATGTGGAGACCTGTGGATAAGCATTATAAAAGAATGCTTCCAAAACTCAACGATCATCCACTCATTGGCGAGATAGTTTTAATCGACAATGACACTTCTAGAACTGATCAAGAAGTAATCAATCTGTCGAAAATAGTTTATTTGCCGCAAGAGAAAAATATCTTTACAAATCCTGCTTGGAACTTGGGTGTTAAGACTGCAAAATATAACAAAATGCTTTTACTCAATGATGATTGTTTGGCAAACATCAATTCTTTAGAATCAATTTATGAACAAATTTCACCAGACAAAGGTCTAATTGGCTATTCAGCATTAAGTTATTGCACATATGAAATTGAACAGTTTGATATATTTTGTCAAAATGGATTTGGTGATGATATAGAGTTTGAGGTATTAAACCCAGAAAACTATCCACAAAAATCTGGTATGCCGCATATATCTTATGGGTGTATGATGTATACTCACAAAGAAAGTTTTTATGAGATACCAGAAGAGTTTAAGATTTACTACGGCGATCTCTTTAATTATCTAATGAATTTGAAAAATGGAAAACAAAATTATCAAATTGAAAATGGGTTTGTAATGACTCAAATGTCATCAACTGTCAATTCAGTCGGAACTAGGAAAGATGCATTGAGTCCAATAGATCTAGAAGAACATGATCTATTGCGCCCAGTTTTTGCTCGGCATGGTCTTTCAAATTTCAAATACAGATCGGTGGTAGGATGATAAGTGTAATCATCCCAACAATGTGGAGACCGCCACATCTTTCTGTTATGCTCCCTATGCTGGACAGAAATCCTTTAATTGGTGAAATTATTTTAATTGATAATGATATCACAAAAACCGATCACAAGTTACTCGAGAAAATCTCAAAGTTAAGATACTATAGTTTTAAAGAAGGAAACATATACGTTAATCCTGCATGGAACTGTGGCGCAAATTTATCTAAATATGACAAATTGTTTTTTCTTAATGATGACTGCGTTGTAAATTTGGTTGCTCTACAAAAAATTTATGATATGATTACGCCAGGAAACGGTATATTGGGATTTTCTGAGGATAGTTACTGTAACTATGAACTTGATTGTTTCGGTTTGTTATGTTCAGCTGGATATGGCAGCAATTTAACAATTAAAGAAATAAATCCTGGTGATTATAAAAGAATG